CCCTAATGCTCAAAATTATGCTGGATGTACAAGAGTAAACTGGTCTGTTCCAACAAATAGATCATCTGGAAACTCTTACTATACCTGGTCTTGGAACGTATCAATTCCTCCGCTTAGAACAGTTGCAGTTGTACAAGCAAACTCAATGTGGTATTGGACAAGCTCAAGCGGACAGTATGTTTGGGGAGATATTAATAAATTCTATGACCTTCACACAACATTTAGCGATTTCTGGGTTCAGCCAGATCTTAAAATGACTCATGCTGCAAGAACATATAATGATCATGATAACCAATTTAACTCATATACCGCACACAAGGTTTGGAATAGAACTGCTCAGATGTTTGGAGATAGATAATGTATTATGTGAATTTTGATGAAAATGGAAATCAGTCGGAGCTAAAATGGTTTGATGGTGTTGAGCCATCAGAAGATGGCTGGTATCAGGCGGAAATAGACATTGTTGGTAAAAGATATAGGCTAGTTTCTAATGAAGTTATAGAGATGACTAATGAAGAAATACAATTTGAAAATGATCAGCTTTTTCTTGCAAGTTCATTAGTTGGAATAAAAGAACAAAGAAATAGAATGCTTTTAGAGTCAGACTGGACAGTAAATCCTCAGATTGCTATGTCAGATGAAAAGAAGGCTGAATGGACTTCATATAGACAGTCTTTAAGAGATTTACCATCAACAATAACTCTAGATTTCCTAAAGAGCGGGGCTGATCTTTCATGGCCAGTCCCTCCTTCTTAAAGGATTTTAAGGTATAATTTAACAAGAGGTGAGATAAATGCCAAGTTACGATAGTTTACAGACACAGATTGACCTTTTTAAGACCAAGGTCAATGCCTTGTCGGGTTCAACTTTAAATACACAGGATTTAGTCTTTTTGGCTAAAGCCATCGAATCTATGGGCAACCTGCTTGGCGTGAACGACGTTCTTGCAGCAACTGCCTCTAAGATTAATGAAATTCAAACAGCTTCTTCTGGAGCTGTTGTACAAATTGGAAATGCTGGTTCAACTCAGGTTTCTAACGTGCAAAGCGCAGGAGTAGCGGCGATTGCATCAGTAAATGCTACACTAAGCAATTTTACAGTCTATTCACACATGGGAGTAATTTAATATGGCAACAGTAGTAACGCCAGTACGATTTTATGCAAATGTCCCAGGAACATCAGATGTAGCAGTTTACACTGTTCCAGCATCAGAAATCGATGTTGTTACATCCCTGACATTTGACAATTTAACAGATTCAGCAGCTCAGGTAAACGTAAAGATGGCTGGACAATTTCTAGTAAAGAGCCTAGATGTTCCGCCTAGATCACTAATCGCTCTTGATTTCAAGGTTGTATTAAACACAACAGAAACAATCAGCGTATACCAGAATACAGCAAACGCATGCTCAGTATTTATTTCTGGTGTAAAAGTTAACGAAGTTTAATAGTTAGGAGTAACTAATGTCAACAGTTGGTACAACAACTAGTCAAACATATTTGCCAGGATTAACAGCAACCCTGACAAGTATTGTTTCAGCAAACCTTATTGTAAATGGTGGAGCTTATCTTCCAGTAGAGCAAAGACTTTATTCTACTGGTAACTGGACAAGACCGTCAAATATTGCTAACTGGATAAAGGTTACACTTATTGGAGGAGGCGGATCAGGTGGGTCCGCAACTTCATGGAACTATACAGGTGCAGGCGGAGGCGGCGCTGGACAATATCTAGTAAGATATGTTGACATATCAACAGTTGCAGCTGGAGCTAATATTCCAGTTACAATTGGAACAGGTGGAGCCGCTGTTGGTGGCAACTCTGTTGGAAATGACGGAGCAGACTCGACATTTGGAGTGAATGGTAATCCATTCTATCTAATCTCTTACGGCGGTGGCGGTGGCGGATACGCACAAGGTTGGGGAAGAAGCGGTAGATATGGAACCAATGGTACAGGTGCTGCAACTTCTGGCGGAGGATCAGGAGGAGGTGGCGGAGGCTACTGGCAGAACCAATATAACGGCGCAGGCGGTGGCGGAGGTGCAGGCGGTGCAGGAGGACATGCTTATCAAGGAACTTACAGTGCTGGAACTGGATACACTGGTTACGGTGGAGGACGTGGTGGTGGAAATGGTGGGTCTGACGGTGGAACTGGAAACTCAAATGGTTGGGGTCAGTACCATACTTGGGGAGGCCTAGGTGGACTTGGTATTAATGGTTTAGCAGGCGGTGGCGGAGGTGGAGGCGGAAACGCAGGTCCAGGATCTTGTGGTGGTGGAACAGGTGGAGATAATTTAACCCAAAACGCAGGTGGTGCTGGGATGGATGGAACTGGCGGTGGCGGTGGTGGAAGCTACTGGGGCGGTGGCGGAGGCGCAAAGGGCGGAAACGGACTTTGCTGGATAGAATATTATAGAAGGGTATCATAATGGAAAGAACATACGCATTAATTAACGGAGAAGAAATCATCAATGTTGTATATGGTGGTTCACCAGAGTGGTTTGCAGAACATGAAGATTATAAAGTTTATGAAGTAATCGATGTTACTGATATGACAGAAAAACCAAGTCCATCTGGATGGACTTACAAGGACGGAGAGTTTGTTAAGGATCCAATGCCTGATCCTCTTCCTCCAGTAATTGAAGAAGAAGATAGATCAATAATTCAGGTAGAAGTAGTGCCTGGACTAAATCCAGAAAATTAAAAGGAGTAATAGTGGGTATTACAATTACATCTACAAGAAGCAATGCAATTGCTGTTGGTTTAGAGGAAACTCTAGGTGCGGTTGTAAGAGCTGTTACTCCTCCGACCCCTTTATTTGTTAGACAGGCTTCTGTTATATCAGCAACTGGTAACTGGACACGTCCAGCAAATATTGCTGATTACATAGATGTTATTTTGGTTGGTGCAGGTGGAGCTGGAGCATCTTATGGAAACGATGCAAGATTTGGCGGAGGCGGAGGCGCAGGACAGTACCTTGAAAGAATTCTTGATATATCTTCTGTAACATCTGGAAGCACAATTTCAGTTACTATTGGAAATGGCGGTTCTGCTGTTACTGGAACTACAAATGGTAACAATGGCGGAAACTCCGCCTTTGGTACATCTGGACAACCATTCTATATGGTAGCATACGGTGGTGGTGGCGGTGGACATGGAAATGCAAACGGAAACAACGGAAACGGTGGCTCCTGTGGCCCAGGAGCAAATAACATAACTGGATACGGCTCAGGCGGTGGCGGAGGTTCAGAGTGGCAAAACGCATGGGGAGCAGCAGGCGGTGGCGGCGGTGCAAACGGCCCAGGACAACATGGTGGAATGAATGGTAACTTTCAAGCCAATCAATATGCTGGTCGCTGTGGAGGTCGCTTAACATCTGAAGGCTCATCAGCAGGCGGAGCAGGAATGTCTCCAAGTGGCGACTCAAGACAGGCATGGCCTGGAGGTAATGGTGGACCTGGCATTAATGGTCTAGCTGGCGGAGGCGGAGGGTCTGCCAGAGGTGGGAATGGCAATGGTTCTTGTGGTGGAGGACAGGGATACGGATATACACACGGAGATCAAGGACGTGATGCCCGTCCAAACTCAGGCTCAGGCGGTGGCGGATCAAACGATAGAGTTTCTTCAGGTGCAGGTGGAAGCGGAATTTGCATAATTAATTATTGGGCTAAGGTGAATGCATAATGCCAACATTTTTAAATACTCAACAGCAGATAATGGTTCCTGGACTAGAGGACACACTCGGTTCAATTGTTAGAAATGTAACTCCACCAACTCCATTATTCATACAAGCACAAGCAGTTATATCTTCTACTGGTAACTGGACAAGACCACAAAATGTTGCTGATTTTATAGAAGTAGTACTAGTAGCAGGAGGTGGAGCAGGTGGATTGTGGTCTGGTGGAGATTATTTTGGAGGCGGAGGCGGAGCAGGTCAATATTTAAGAAGAATTGTTAATATTAACTCTATTCCAGCATTAGGAGTTATTCCAATTACTATTGGAAATGGTGGCTCTGGTGTTACTGGAAATACAAATGGTAACAATGGTGCCAACTCCGCTTTTGGCACATCTACAAATACATTTTACATGGTAGCATATGGCGGTGGCGGAGGCGGACATGGAAATAATAATGGAAACAACGGAAATGGTGGAGCTTGTGGAATTGGAGCAGATAACATAACTGGATACGGCTCAGGTGGCGGAGGCGGATCTGGATGGCAGACTAACTGGGGAGCAGGCGGAGGCGGAGGCGGTGCTGGTGGTCCTGGAGAGCATGCAGGTATGTTTGGAAACTTTCAAAATAATCAATATGCTGGTCGCTGTGGAGGTCGCTTAACATCTGAAGGCTCATCAGCAGGCGGAGCAGGAATGGGTGTAGGTGATTCACGTCAAGCGTGGAATGCTGGAAATGGTGGAGCTGGTTTAAACGGCTTAGCTGGCGGAGGCGGAGGCGGAGCTCGTGGAATGTGCGGCAATGGTTCTTGCGGTGGAGGACAAGGAAGATCATCAACACACGGAGATCAAGGACGTGATGCCCGTCCTAACTCAGGTTCTGGCGGCGGAGGATCAAACGATAACGTAGTATCTGGATCTGGTGGTACAGGAATATGTATTATCACATACTGGCAGAAGACAACTTAAGGTATAATATAACAAGGAGGAAATAATGCCTATAACATCAATACCAACACAAGTCACACCACCTCTTTGGTCTTATACTTTTGTACAAAGCCCAATTAACGGTAATGGTTATGACTATTTTAATACAGCTGTAAAAAGAACAAATTATGGATCAGTCACAGCAGGAACACTTGCGATAGACGTAACTTCAGCAGCTATTCACAGATTTCAACCAGGTGCTACTACAACAGTATCATTTACTGGTTTCCCAGCAGTTTCAACAGGGTATTTTTGGCAGGTAGAGGTAAAGGGTGGATCACTATTTACTATTAACTGGCCAGCAGCAATTAAGTGGGATTCATCTGCATCAGCTCCAACGCTATCTGCAAATGTAACCCTACTTAACTTCTTTACTCCAAATCAGGGGTCAACAATTTACGGCGGAGTAGCATTCGCAGATATTAACGCAGCATAGGAGATATAATGTACGCAATTCTAGAAGATGGAAAAGTATCAAAGGCAGGTTCACTAACAGAACTATTCCCTTCAGTCTCTTTTGCCGCAGCTGGTCCAGACCAGGAATGGCTAACTCTAAATAATGTTACAGAAGTACAAATGACTTTAGATTACAATGAGGATACAGAAGAGCTTGTTTATCTTGAAACTCCAAAAATCCTTAAGGGAAACAAAGTAGTTGGAGTAGAAGTAAAAGCATTGCCAGCTAATCTAGCGTGGGCTAGAATTACAGCAAAAAGAAATGACTTGCTAACAAAGACCGATTGGACTCAACTAGCAGATACTCTTGATCCAGAAATGACTAAGAAGTATGCAGAGTATCGTGCTGCACTTCGTGACATTACATCAGCTAAAACACCTGCAGATGTTGTCTGGCCCAAGGATCCTGTGAAGGGGGCTTAAATGCTTCCTCACGTACTATTTAACTTTAGAACAAATAACAGAGCAGCATTTCCAGTAACTACTGGATTGCAGATGCATTATGATGCTGATGCTGGAAATACATTTACAAGAGTTGGAGCAGCTATCTCTCAGTGGAGAGATCGTTCAGGATTTTCTAGACACGCAGCTCAAGCTACTTCTAATCAGCAACCATCCTATCTTTTAAATACAGTAGGTGGAAAGGCTGGAGTTGTTCACGATGGCTCAAATGATTTTATGCTTATGGGAGATGGTACACTATCATTTTTAAATACATCATCGATGACAATTGTTATTGTTTGCAATAGACCAGATACACCAATTCAGAAATGGATTGTTGGAGGTCAGGGCGGAATTACAAGAACAAATCTTCAAATAGGATATAACTCAGCAACATCATTTAAGTTTGGTTTTGGTGCAGATGATCTTAACGCAATTATCCCAAATGTTTCAACAAATACAACAGAAATGTTTCTTATGACATATGATTCACTTAGCCAAGAAAAGGTTTTAAGAAGAAATAAGCTTGAAGAGGCATCAGGTGCTGGAACAGGATCTATTTCCTCAATGACTGGACAATCAATTGCACGTTACCTTTCATCTTTCTCTAATATATCAGTTGGAGAGATTGCTATATTTAACAGAGTATTGTCACCAGCAGAAATAACACTTGTAGAAACTTCACTTGCTATTAAGTGGCAAGTAGTTTAGTTAGGAGATAAAATGGCATACGTACCAACCAGAATAGTTGGTCCATATAACCTGATTGATGCATATCAGTCTATTTATATTGCCGAGCAAAAAACAATTGTTAAGCAGATCTTGCTTTCAAATGTTACTGGAACTGCAGCAAGCGTTAGAATTGCAATAACCCCATTTTCTGGAACCCCATCGTCAACAAATGCTATTATGCAGGATGTAGAAATTGAAGCCAACTCAACTTTAGTAGCAGATATTGTTCAGGTTTTAAATGTTTTAGATAAACTACATGCAAGAGCATCAATATCTGGAGCAATTAATATTACAATATCTGGAATCGTTGAAGACGGTACAGAATAAAATGGGAGACTACTTTGGCCGTCCAGTCTTTTCCCAAGGATAAAAATCAACAGGTAGAACATTTAAATGTTCCTTATGCTCGTGTAATAGTTCCAAATTTAGTTGGCCTAAATAACGTTATTGCACAAGCTACCCTTGATGGCCAAGGTTTAAGACCAGATGAAAAATATTTTGTTGATACGGCTGGAACTGGTGGAGTTGTTATTGCACAGGCAGTTCCTTCTGGAAAAAGAATTAGGTTTAAAACAAAGATCGAATACACAGTTCGAACTCTTGCGGCAGTAACTGTTCCATATGTTGTTGGCACAAATAAAAATGTAGCGGCAGCAACACTTACATCATCACTACTTACATATACTATTATTACTGTCCCTACTCAAAATGTAAACAATCAAGATATAGTTTTATCTCAAAATCCAGAACCCCCAGTTCAACTTCCAGCAGGAAGCAATGTAACTATTACTGTAGGAAACTATATCCCAGCAACAGAAGGCTTATTACCAGATGTAATTAATAAAACTGAAGCAGAAGCAAGGCTTTTGCTTAATTCATCCTTATTTACAAATATATCAGTTACAAATAACACTGGATCATCACAAACATATATTAACCTTAATGGCTTAATTTCTTCACAGGTTCCAATACCTACAACATTGCATCCATTTGCATCTCCAGTTTATTTAACTAAGATTGTTTATGTTGCACCACCTCCCGTATTTACTCCACCACCTCCTGTATTCACAGCTCCACCTGTATTCACAACCCCACCACCTGTATTCACAACCCCACCACCTGTATTCACAACCCCACCACCTGTATTCACAGCTGGACCTCCTCCTGTGTTTACTACTCCACCTCCTGTATTCACAACTCCTCCGCCTGTGTTTACAACTCCTCCGCCTGTGTTTACAACTCCTCCGCCTGTGTTTACTACTTTCCAAGCTTACTATGGAAGAGGATGCTGCGACGGTGTTGCTACCAACTATTCAAGCAATGTTTCTTCATCAGTTGTTAGCCAATGGTTTGGAGATAACTGTACAACAGTGTCAAATGTAAATATTGTTTATGGTACTGGTTATCCAAGTACTCCTACACAAGCTACATGTAATCCAACTCCTCCGCCTGTATTCACAACTCCACCTCCAGTATTTACTCCACCTCCAGTATTTACTCCACCTCCAGTATTTACTCCACCTCCAGTATTTACAGTTAGCCCACCGCCTGTGTTTACTCCACCGCCTGTGTTTACTCCACCTCCTGTGTTTACTCCACCTCCTGTGTTCACTCCACCACCTGTATTTACTCCACCACCTGTATTTACAGCGCCACCAGTATTTACATCTACAAACGGAACCACATGTTCTTCTCTAGATGTTAGAAGAGTTGCATGTACATCAACTGGCTGCGACGTTGGATATTGCGGTTCTGGAGCAGCATGCAGCGGATCTCAGTACAGATGTAGTTTTATCTAGAATTGACAACAGTAAGTTAATTTTGATATAATAAAATAAAAAAGGAAATGAAATGATTACAGATAGTATTTTGGATGAGTATGTTGCTGGCTCAGACGGAGCTGCCCTTGTGTGGGTTATAGATGGTGATTGTCTTTATGATATACCAGTAGATATTCAATATGTACCAATGTTTACAGAGTCTGATCAAGTTATAGATATATCAGATCAGTATCCTGAGCATGATGGGCTTACAGTAAGATTTATGAAAAATGGCGAGATAGTCGAAGACTTGCAAACAACGGAGTATTTTGGTAGTATATTGCTTAGTGAACCTCAAGTGTTAGATCTAGAAAAATATCCATATGGTAGATATGTTCAGTCACCATATGCTAAATTTGACGGTGAAAAATTTATTATAACTAATAGGGATATGACTGGATATCCAGAATGGTACGAGTAAGTGAGTAGATGGTCTGAGTATAAAGAAAAAAATGGAGTTACTCCACTAGATTTATTAAATCCAGCAACAAGACAAACAACAGATGAAGTTTCAAGTGCCAGATTTGATACATGCAAAGCATGTGAATTTTTAACAGCTCATACAAATAGATGTCAAAAGTGTGGTTGTTTTATGACAGTAAAAACAAAATTAGAGGCAGCTAAATGCCCTCTAGGAAAGTGGTAATATGGAAAAGGCAATCCTTGGTCCAGGAATTGTTGCATATAAAAATGCAATTAAGAAAGAATGGAACCTGATAGATAGACTAGAATCAGCTTTGGGCGATGAGTCAAAATCAATTAAATGGCGAGGTGCAAGGGTCGGATATTTTGAGACCGACGATAGCCATAGAAACTGTCAAGACTTTATATACACCAAAGATATGCTCGGAGAAAGAAATAGTGAAAATTCAGATTTAATGGATATTCACGATAATGTCTATTCCGCTATAAGAGAATGTCTTGATGACTATCAAACAATGTACACAGTAAATATTAATTTTATTGGTGCATTTAATATGGTTAAGTATGGACCAGGAGAAAAATTTAATGCTCATTCTGATGATGGTGAGCCTTATAGATGTACAGTTTCTACAGTTGGCTATATAAATGATGACTATGACGGCGGAGACCTGTACTTTGATAAGTTTGATATTAATGTAAAGCCAGAAGCTGGAGACTTAATACTATTTCCATCGTCATATATTTATTCACATGCATCAATTCCAGTAAAATCTGGAATTAAATATGCAATTGTATGTATGACAGATTGGAGTGATTATGCACACAGAAACGACTCACCAATTTATAAGACTGTGGACTCAAGATCAGAATAAGTTTCCGTATAAGGTAAAACAAGGTTCTGTAAAAAGAGACTTTCTTTCAGAAACTTATAAGTCTCATGCATATAACTGTCAGCCAACAACAATAGTCAATACGCATGGCTGGGAATTCTTATTGCCTCATGATGTCGAAGTTATTTGGAATGGAGTAAACGACACAAATCCAGATAATGTAAAAATTATAAGTGGTGAGTATTATAATGATGTTAGAATAGCAAGCAATCTTACAGCAAACGGAACAATAACTTTTCAGTTGAACTGCTATTTTGAAACAGATAAAGATCACTATATAATGATGAATGGTTCTCCAAATTATTTTATTGACGGTGCTAAGCCAATGAGCGCATTGTGGAGATCAGACTACTACACTTTTGGGGAAGCAAATTTTTGTTGGAAATTGACAGAAGCTGATAAAGTAATAACTTTTAAAAAGGGAACACCAGTTGTATTTATATACAATTATCCAAAAAATCTTTTAGAGTCAACAAGCATATCTATAGAAAGCCTTTCTGATAATCTCGATCTTGCATTAAAGATTAGCAAATATGGTGAAAAGAGAAATAAATTTTATGAAGACAATGAAGACTGGTCCTGGGGCAACTTTTATAAGAAAGGTATTGGTCCAGATAACGAAAAGTATTTAGATTCTGTATTTAAGATAAATTTAATGGAGCCGTGATGTTTGAGCCAAAAATAGTTGAAGACTTTCTTTCTAAAGAAGAGTGTAATTATATTTTAAATTTTGTTAAGGGCATAGAAACTTGGGAAAGCGGCGGAACGGAATTCTGGGAGAATAGAAGTTTAAATGCTATTAATATCTATAATAATGTAGACAAGTCTATGGGAATTGCTCTTTATGGAATAAGAGAAGAAATTGGGAATGCAATTAAGTCGGCTTATAAAATAGAAGAAGATTTGTATCCAGATTTAATGCAGATAGTTCGGTGGTTCCCAGGTCAAGAACAGCACCCGCACTGGGACGATATGAAAAGCATTGATGGTACAGAGTGGTTTCATCATAGAGAGTTCGGCTCTGTTCTTTATTTAAATGATGAATATTCTGGAGGAAAAACATATTATCCAGAAAATAATTTTGAAATATCACCAGTAGCTGGATCTTTAGCATTTCATCGTGGTGATAAAGAACATACTCATGGAGTTTCAAAAGTTGAAGGCGGAATCAGGTACACCATTACCACATTTTGGACAAGGGACAAAAACTACTTTGATGGGTGGAAGATATGAAAGAGCTTGTTTACATAAATGATGAAGGTCACGAAGTTCCAGAGGATAAAATTCTGGTTGTACCAAATGATTACGGTGATGGATTCTATACTGAAATCATAGATTCCCTAAAAGGAAAAGTAAAAAGAGATTGGTTTAATGAGCATTTTTATTATTGCCTCCCAGTAAATATAGGAAATCAGTATGGATATATTATAAAGTCCTTGAGAGATTTTGATATGGTTTGGGATGGGTCAAATGATAAAGCAGATGATATTGCTTTTACATTTCTAAATGATGATAATGTTGATAAGCAGACAATTAAATCTGGATTTAGCACTGGTGTAGTTACCATACAAAATAGATTTGCACTTAAGACTCCTCCAGGAGTAAATATAATGACAATTCAACCTCCAAACATGTTTATTCCAGGATGTGTTGCAATGACAGCAGTTATAGAAACAGATCAGATAAGACGTGACTTTACTTTTAATCTTAAAATAACAATTCCAAACTTTAAGGTTAGCGTAAGAAAAGGAGATGCCCTAGGTGCATTTATTCCTGTGCCACGCTACTTTGTAGACAAGTTTGATATAGACTTAGTTTCAAAATATTTCGATAAATCTTTTGTAGATAATGAGCTAAAAGAACTACATGCCCTTAGTACAGAAAGAAATAGTGCTGATTTAACAAAGCCACACCAGTCTGGAAGAAGATACTTCAATGGTAAATATTCAGACGATTCATTGTACAAAGATCATCAAAAAAGAGTTGTTTGATGTTTAACACAGACCATTACAGCTCAAGATATTTTAATGATGTAATAGCTGTAGACAACATAGTTATAAAGTCCTCAGATGACCTTGAAAAAATAAAGTCTGAGTATGACTA